TATCGGTCATCGCAATACCCGCCAGATACGCGCCGCCCGTCAGCTTAAAGTTCGGGCTGATTTCAATGCTGGTGTAGACCTTCTTGCGGTCAGCCGTCATAGACAGCATTCGCTCGGTTGGATCGATTTCCGCCAGCAGCTCAACGCGTCCTTTCAGTGGCCCGTCACCAATCGGCTTTGCCTCAAGCGCGGTCACATCGCCGTATGCACCAAAGGCGCTTTCCGGGTGATAGGACAGGATGTGCTCCATATTGACGCGGGCACCGTAGACGCTGGGGTTGTAATCCTTCGCCATCTGATAAATCTGCTCTGCGGGTATTTCGCGTCCGTCAACGGTGGTGCCTGACACCGCTACACGGAATTTTTTGGTTTTCTGTGCCATCGTTTTTTCGCCATGTTTGTAACTGCCGTTCAGTGGCAACGATGATTGCAAAGCAGCTCGCCTGGCGTCGACGCGTTGTTGTTGTCGCAGCGCCGCGACAATCAGAGGGCCGCGAAACGCGACGCGCGCGCGGGTAATCTCCCTCCCATAGATTCAGGGGGAGCGATGGATCAGGAATTATTTATCAGAGAAAGGGCGCGGCAGCTGTACTGGCAGGGTTATCAGCCGGTAGAAATTGCGCGCCTGATGGGCATCAACCAGAACACCGTTTATTCGTGGAAGAAGCGCCATGAATGGGACGACGCGCAGCCGATTGAGCGTGTAAAGCAAACTATTGACGCCAAAATTTGCCAGTTGGTGAACAAGAGCGTGAAGACCGGCGGCGATCTTAAGGAAATTGACCTTCTTACCCGGCAGCTCAAACGCCTGGCCCCGGCTGGCGGTGAAATGCCGGGCAAGAAACGCAGCAGGAAGCTGAAGAATCACTTTACCGAGACGCAGACAGAGAAGCTGCGCGACATCATTCTCTCATCCCTCTATGACCATCAGGCGCAGTGGTATGAGCAACGTAATCAGCGTAACCGCATGATCCTGAAGTCACGCCAGATTGGGGCGAGCTGGTATTTTGCCCGGGAAGCGCTCCTTGACGCCCTGGACACGTCGAAGCCGCTGCGTGTGCGGAATCAAATTTTTCTCTCGGCTTCGCGCCGCCAGGCTTATCAGTTCAGGGGATTTATCCAGAAACTGGCGCAGGAAGTTGACGTTGAACTGAAGGGCGGCGACAAGATCACGCTGTCTGACGGGGCAGAGCTTCATTTTCTCGGTACATCTGCCGCGACGGCGCAGTCCTACACGGGCAACCTGTACTTTGATGAATATTTCTGGGTACCGCGATTTCGTGAGCTGCGCAAGGTCGCCGGGGGCATGGCCACGCAGACGGGCTTAAGACGCACCTACTTTTCTACGCCTTCCAGCGAAGATCACGAAGCTTACGAATTCTGGACGGGGCAAAAATATAACGCTTCCCGCCGCGCAGGGAATCGGGTGGACATCGACACCACGCATAAAGCGCTGATGGGCGGCAGACTGTGTGCTGACAAGGTATGGCGTCAGATTGTGACAATGGAGGACACCATCGATCAGGGATTTGACCTGGTTGATTTGTCAGAAATCATCGACGAAACCCCGCCGGATGAGTATCGCAACCTCTACGCCTGCGAGTTTGTCCGCCGGGGCAATACCGCCTTTGATTATGACCTTCTCCTGCAGTGCGGCGTGGACAGCTTCGACGAGTGGGAGGATTACCGGCCATTTGCAACCTATCCCCTCGCGGATCGTCCGGTCTGGATCGGCTACGACGCCACCGGCAGCGGGGAAAGCGGCGACGGGGCCGGGCTGGTTGTGCTCGCCCCTCCGCTGGTTGAAGGTGGCAAGTTCAGGGTAGTTGAAGTGGTTCAGCTCCACGATAAAAGCTTTGAAGAGCAGGCGGACGTTATCGAGCAGCTCACGCTGCGTTACAACGTTCAACACATCTCCATTGATGGTACGGGCGGCTATGGCAGCGCCGTTCATGAACTGGTCACCGCCTTTTTCCCTGCAGCAGAGTGTTATCAGTTTTCTGCCGGGCTGAAGCGCGCGCTGGTTCAGAAGACACAGCTTGTAATGCGCGCCGGTCGCCTTGAGTTTGATACGGCTGAGAAAGGCCTGATTGCAGCATTCAATACGGTGCGCAAGGTGATCACCCCGGGCGGCATCATTACCTACGAATCCAGCAGGCAGCGTGATGTGAGTCATGGGGATGTCGCCTGGGCAACCATGCTTGCCATTTTCAACGAACCAATGAACAGCGCAGGCGGCGGCTCTGGCGGCTTTGAGGTCACGGCATACTGATGAAAAGAAAATATAGACATAAAGACAACGCACCTGCACCGGACTTTGGCGAAACACTGAAGGCCGCCCCTGACCTGCAGGCCTTGCTGGTAAGCCACCAATTAAGGTATTTAACTTCTTCATCAACCAACTGATGGTCCGCAAGCATCCCCTTACACAGTCCTTCCAAAAGGTGGCGATCTGAATCTACTGAATAGAGATCCAGACTCGGAGTATCAAGCAGTTGCTTTTGAATTTTGAGAAGGTCAGCTTTGAAAAATTTCAGTTCTGTCTCAGTCGCTACACCATCAGCAAGAATATCAGCGGCTCTGTTACGTATTGCGCGTACGCAATAATTACGACTAATGACCTCTGCTTCCATGAGCCAGGTATCAAGGTAAAGCACTTCATTTTTTGTGACTTGACCGTCACTTAAAATGCCATCAATCAGGCTGATCAGGTTGGTTAAAAGTTTGTCTTTGTTGCGAACATAATTGAAATTGCTGTATTCAGTTTCCATACCTAGCCTCAGTAAAATTTGAATAAAAACAGCTCACTAATCCCACAGATATCTTTCAGAGCACATACCGCCAGAACCCCAGTTTTTATAAATTTTGTAAATGACTAACCAGCCTTGTGGGTTTTTTGGGGGTTGGTTGTGTTTTCTTGCCCATCAGGGGAGAGCGCCGGGGATATCTGCCCGGATTCTGGTGCTGTCTGATCGGTCATCAACCAGAGCGTGTATTTAGTAAATCTTGGATGCTGGGTGATCTTGATAAGAAACTCACTCCCAATGCTTTTTATCCTTCCTGTTTCATATCGCTTTGTATTGCCTGCCGGAACGCCAGTTATCTTTTCAAATTCGTCGCGAGTTAATCCTTCAGCCTCACGAACAAGCCGTAGTTTTTCGCCTAAGTCACTTGACATGGTACGTATACGTCCCCTAATCTTTGCTCAAGGGTACGTATACGTACCGGAGCGAAACCAATCTAAACCGATCGTAAAGGATAGCCCATGATGACAATGCATAAAAGCACCCCTACAAAAGCTGCGTCCTCAAAGGTGCGTAAAATCACAGATTTACCAGCCTGCGGGGCAAAAGAACGTGAAGCTATGGCGCTGGCTCTTTCGCATTTAACTGAGAAAGGTATCAAGCCGCGCATGACTCTTAAGGAGTTTGCCGAGTTTTACGATATGGATTTACGCCAGGTCCAAAGTGATGCCGAGCGTCGATATTTGCCTTTAGTGCCTCGTACAATTCCAGGGCGCCGGGAATTATTGCAGGTGAATATGGTGGCGTATTACGCACGCATGTATCTGGACGGGTTGCTGAGGGCGAGTTTTGAAAGCCTGAGCGAACAACAGCGCCGCACCCTGATGCTGGGCATTAAGCATCTGGGCGACCTTGCCGACGCAATGCCGTGGGAGTTTCGGGATCTTGCTGCACCTCATCACGAAGCCCAGTCCCAGCGCGAACAGCCGCCGCAGTCGGAAAGCACCATTAACTAAATCCTGATTTTTACCCAAAAAAAGAAACAGGCGCTCACGCGTCGGGCTTCTTGCACCCTGGAGAAAGTGAAAATGATTCGTTCGATCGTTAAGTGGCCTGGCGGCAAAAGCCGCGTAATACCTGATTTGCTGCCTCATCTACCGAAGGCAGATTGTCTGATTGAACCCTTTGTCGGCGGGGCTTCTGTCTTTTTGAATACCGACTATCGCCGCTATATCCTGGGCGACATCAACCCGGATTTAATCAACCTTTACCGCGCCACTGCCCGCAATCCAGCTTTGCTCATTGAAGCAGCCAAAAGCCTGTTTGAAAGCGGTGGTAGTAAAGAGGGTTACTTAACGATCAGGGAAGAGTTTAACTCCAGATCGCCTTCTATCCATCAGCCTGGTCGGGCTTGGGGAAATATTATTAGGGCTGCGCAGTTCTTATTTTTGAATCGCCACGGCTACAACGGTGTAGTGCGGTACAACAGGCAGGGCGGCTATAACGTGCCGTTCGGTAAGCACAAAACAGCGCCATTTTTCCCCGAAGCAGCAATCCGCTTGTTTGCCGAAAAAGCCAACGATACAAAAGCAGTTTTTCTCTGCTGCCCATTCCAGAACACCTTAAAGGTAATGACGGGCAATGAT